CTAAATAACAATATATACGGCACTTTAGACTATAATGTGCTTAGTTACTAAGGAGTAAATATGGCAGCAGGATTAGGATTTAAGGACTTTACGACAGGCGAGGTATTAACCGCAGCCGATGTAGATGGCTACTTAATGCAAGGTATCTGGGTTTTTGCCAGCGCAGCAGCTAGAGATGCCGCAGTTACCTCACCACAAGAAGGTAATTTTGCATTCTTAAAAGATACAAATACAACCACTTATTACACAGGCAGCGCATGGACTAACCTAGATACTACAGGCATGGTTAATCCAATGACTACAACTGGTGACACAATTTATGCATCAAGTGGATCAACACCTGCAAGATTAGGTATTGGATCAACTGGACAAGTATTAACTGTTGCTGGTGGCGTGCCATCTTGGGCTACTCCTGCTGGTGCATCTACTAATTGTGCTGTTTTCATAGATCAAAAAACATCAACCGCAGGTGGAACATTTACTTCAGGTGCTTGGCGAACAAGAGATATAAACACATCTCAATTTAACAACATAACTGGTGCAAGCATTTCCAGTAATCAAATCACTTTACCAGCAGGAACATTCATGGTTGTAGCAACTGCTCCTTTCCAAAGAGTAGATCAAAATGTCCTGAGATTCCAAAACATAACAGACACCACAACAGCCATTGAAGGTCAAAATGCTTATACTGATTCTACAACTGCTGTACAAGGGTCTGCATATTTAAGCGGCATTTTTACTATTGCTGGTTCAAAAACATTTGAATTGCAACATCGTTGCTTTACTACTCGTGCTGGCGATGGTTTTGGCGCAAGCAATACAATAACCACCGACGTTTATTCAATCGTGTCAATTTGGAAGGTAGGTTAATTCTATGGATATTGCATTAGCCATTGAAGCATTAGTTCCATCAGCAGAATACTTTGGAAGCACAACTGCCAATGATAAATCAAGTTTTGACGATTTAACTTGGGTTGATGAAAGATCAAAACCAACTTGGAAACAAGTGCAAGATGCTTACAACGCTTTACCAGCCGAAATCAAAAATCCTGATTTGGCAAAAGCAGAAGCCAAAGCAGCAGCACAAGCTAAACTTGCAGCATTGGGCTTAACTGTTGAGGACTTAAAAGCACTCGGTTTGTAATGAAACCAAAGTTATGTGCAGCTGGCGTGCAGTTACGGAAACAAGTTGATACCTGGTTTCCAGATAGGCGTACTGCCAGTGATGGGTGGGTGGGCGATAGCCGTCACGCCGCCAGAAAATCGGATCATAATCCAGACGAATTTGGGTGGGTCAGAGCAGTTGATATTGATTCTCGCCTTTGTGCATCCGAGGGGATCAGTGCTGATCTGGCTGACCAAATCCGAATCGCTGCGAAAACCGATCAACGTATATCTTACGTCATCCATAATGGAAAAATCGCCAGTAGGTTATTAGGTTGGCGCTGGCGTAAATACAAGGGTATCAACCCACACACAAAACACATACACATTAGCTTTACAAAGTTAGGCGATCTAAATGGCGCAGAGTTTGACATACCACTACTAGGGGGAAAAATTGGCTAGCACATATAACATAGAAATCGATCAAGGCGCAACATATACGCTTGCAATTACATACAAGGATTCAGCTGGTGTGCCTATAAATTTAACTAACTACACAGCTGCTATGCAGTTAAGACTTCAATACGATTCACCAACCACAGTGTTATCTTTATCAAGTCCGTCTAACGGAATTGTGATAACAGGAGCCAGTGGGCTAATTACCATAACTATAACGGCTACACAAACGGCTGCTCTAGATGCAAACACATTTTTATATGATTTAGAAATTACATCTCCAACATCTGTCAAGACACGCCTGATTCAAGGTGTGGCAGTAGTATCTGCCGAGGTAACTAGATGAGTGACACTTTAGTTGTAACCGAAATTGTTAATGAGGTAGTTGTAACCCCAATAGAAAATACTGTCGAGGTTGCAAGTGTTGGCGTGCAAGGCCCAACTGGTGCCACTGGTGCCACTGGTGCCACTGGTGCAACTGGTGCAACTGGAGCGGCAGGACAAAACGGCTTATCTTTAACTTACCAGTCAGGCTTTTATTACAGAACATTATTAAACACAATCGGTATTGTATCACCAAGCCACGAAACAACCCATTACACGCCAATTTTTATTAATGGTTCTAACAATTATGATCGTATTGCAATTAGAGCAGTCTCAGGTTTTTCAGGTACTGCAACAGTACGTCTTGGCATTTATGCAGACACAAGTGGAATACCAAGCACATTGATTTTAGACGCTGGAACAGTAAGTGCAACAGCCGCTAATGCAACTTATCAAATTACAATAAATGAAACATTGGCTACTGGATTTTATTGGTTAGCATTTTGTCAGCAAGGCACAGCGCCTACATCTGGTTCATATAGCGGCAACGCAGCCAGTACAATAAATGGCAATCTTTCAATTTTTTCTGGTGGAACAGGTGCGCCAACATCTAACTTAATATCTGGTTATACCCAATCATCAGTCACTGGTGCGTTTGCAAATGCAGGAACTTTAACTGCAGCAACTTCTAGCGTTTATACTTGGATAAGGAAATCATAATGAGCAAATTAGTTACTTACGGTATAGGCGGCTATGACCCAACCAAGCCAAATAACAATATCGTTGAAGAAATCGACCTACCAGATACGGAGACAGAATGAAACTATCTAACAAACACAAGGCTGCAATTAAGTCATATTTGAGAGCTGTGGCTGCATCTGGAATAACTGTTGCGCTCGCTATTGTGGGCGACATACGACCAGAGTTTGCAGTATTGCTTGGTGCGATTGTTGCACCCTTAGTGAAAGCTGTTGATCCAACTTCAGGCTCTGAAGCGGACTATGGCGTTAATGCGAAATGACCGCTGCAGAATGGGCTGGTTTTGCCGCAGGCATCACAGCCGTATTAATCGGTTTCTTTGGGGGTCTGCGCTATCTTATTAAAGGATGGCTTTGGACATTAACACCTAACGCTGGATCATCTCTCGCAGATCGCTTGGCAAGAATTGAAACACGCCAAGAGGAAATGATGAGAATACTTGTGGATAAGAAGTAACCTTATACACATGCCTAGCACACGTAAACGTAAAAAGATAAACAGGCGCAGAGTACGCAAGTCTCCTGAGCCATTATCAAAGCTAGAAGTATTTTATATTGCTAAACATGAGATGTTTAAGGCTGCTCGTAAAGCAGGTTTTAGCGAATCCGTAGCCCTCTATCTAATGGATAGTCCAGAATCAATGCCAGACTGGGTAGTTGGCGATGACGGAATTATCCCACGTATCCCTACTCCAGATGAGGAAGAAGATTAAGCGCATAGCGTTTGTCAGCGATCTCCAAGTACCATATTTTAATGAAGCTATAGTCAAGTCAGTTGGCCGTTTTTTGGCTAAATGGAAACCACACCGCACTATATGTATTGGTGATGAAATTGATCTACCACAGCTAGGTGGGTTTAATGCTGGCACCATAGATGAGATGGTGGGCAATATAAATGATGATCGTAAACTGACCCAGGAAGTCTTAACCTATTTAGGAGTTACAGATATCGTGGGCAGTAATCATGGGATACGTTTGTATCGATCTATCAAGCGCAGGTTGCCTAGCTTCTTGAATTTGCCTGAAATGCAATATGAACGTTTTATGGGCTACGATAAATTAGGCATCAAGTTTGCACCTAACGGCATCGACTGGGCACCAGGCTGGATTGCAGTACATGGCGACACCTTCCCGATAAGCCAAGTACCTGGCCAAACGGCCTTAAATGGGGCTAGAAGGCATGGTAAAAGCGTTTTGTGTGGTCATACCCATAGATTAGGCCAATCGGCCTTTACAGAGGCATCTAGAGGCCAATTTGGGCGTACTATATGGGGCTATGAGATCGGATGTATGGTAGATTTAAGGTCTAGCGGTATGGCCTATACCAGAGGCTATGCCAACTGGCAGACAGGATTCGCAGTGGCCTACGTTAAAGACCGCAAAGTGCAAGTAACTAACATACCTGTCAGTATTGATGGCAGCTTTATCTTTGAGGGTAAAGTTTATGGGGCTTAACCATGATTACCCTGAGCGTACGATCGATGACCATATCGATGACCTCGAAGATATTAACGTTATCTAATTGTTATAATAAAACAGCCCTAAATAATCCACAAAGTCACCCACAGGTGCAACACTATGCCTGTGCCACAAAGTATGTGCGCACAGATTGGGCTACAAATGACTATGGAAATTGCAGTTTATTTATTTATAGGTCTAAGCATGATGTACTGGCTGGTGCTTATGCGTATTGATGACATGAAGCAAACTCACTATTGGCGAGGCCGTAAAGATGGCTGGGACATGCACCGACGTATGATCCAAAACAAGGTTAAAACCGATGAGGTATTTGACTATGACAAAAACTGAGAAGCTGCTGGCAAATGTTGTCGATCTGGTGCATACAAGGGGAGCGGTCTATGGTCACCCTTACACAAACCATAAAAGGATCAGTGAGTTGTGGTCGGCATACCTCGACCATCCAATTACGCCTAGTCAAGTCGCATTATGTATGGCGCTCGTCAAGGTTTCTCGGCTTACTGAGTCTCCAGGTCATGACGACTCGATCGTCGATGCACTTGCTTACATTTCGATATACAAGACAGTCCTCGAAGCAGAATCCGATGTTAACTTTACCTGGGGGGATGACTAATGGCATTTAATTTACAAGACTACGAGACAGTCGAGAGCCGACTAGAAAAATGGTGGAAGGATTATCCAGATGGAAGGGTACAAACTAAGCTCGAACAAGCCACGGACACTCGCTACATTGTCAGTGCTGAATTATTTAAGACAGAAGCCGATGCCAAACCATGTGCGACTGGGCTTGCTAGTGAAAGCGTTGCTGATAGGGGTGTCAATTCAACTTCTGCACTGGAGAATGCTGAGACTTCAGCGATCGGCAGAGCGCTTGCAAATGCAGGTTATGCAGCTAAGGGCAAGAGGGCTAGCCGAGAAGAAATGACAAAGGTAACAAATTATTCACCACCTGGATCACGAGCTAGAGCGGTTGAAGATGTGTTACGACAGTCTTTTGCAGCAGATAAAAAAGAGCCAACAGTGTGGTCTATTGGCGATGCAGTAGAAGCAATACCACAACCACCAAAAGTACAAGAATGCAGTCATGGCAAAATGATTCTAAGAGAGGGCACGGCAAAAACAGGCAAACCCTATTTTGGTTATGTATGCAGCGCACCTAAAGATCAACAGTGCGAACCAAGATGGCATAAATTAACCGCTGCTGGATCATGGTATTGGGATGGGGGTGAATGATGGGTTTTGTTGAGATTATTGATGGCTCAGGTTATCTAGCACGTTTGGAAAATGACCAGATAACCATAGAGCCAACCGATGACAAATGTATGGCCTGTAATGATGACAGGTTAATACATGATGGTAATTACTTAGTTTGTACTCAGTGCCATTGTAGGCAATAAGAATATTACCATAATGCACACACGATTCAAATGTAATGGCTGCAAACGTGACACGGAGTTTCTGTGGCTCGATCAGCTCGATACACCTGAAGGCTTTAAGGCTTATCAGTGCATGGATTGTGGTTGTGTAGGCGTTAAAAATGTGGTAGAGGCTTTGTCTATACCAGACTCAGCTATATGTAGATGTGATAAGTGTGGCAGTTGGAAGTTTAACACCGTGGTCTGTCACACTTGTCAGTTAATTGGAGGTAAAGATGGCAAATGATGAGTTATACACACCAGTTTGGATATTTAATGCATTAGGTTTGCAATTTGATTTAGATGTTGCGTCAAGCAATAGCGATAAAATAATAGTTCCTGCCACTAAAAGATTTACAATAGAAGATGATGCCCTTACAAAAGAATGGAATGGGCGAGTTTGGATGAATCCGCCTTTCAGCAAACCATCACCTTGGGTAGAGAAATGGTTAGCACATAGAAATGGAATAGCGTTGTTGCCGTTATCTGGTAATTCAAAATGGTGGCGTGATTTGTGGCAGTCAGATGCAGCTGTATCGATGATAAAGCCAAATACTTATTTTACAAATCCAGAAGGAAAAGAACAAACAATTTGGTGGGGTATAAGCTTGTGGGCAATCGGATCTGAAAATATTGTAGCTTTGCAAAACATCAGTAAAGTGCGCTAATGAGCGAATCTACAGATATTGATTGGGCCTATCAAAACAAACTACGTGAGCAGTGGCTTAAAGATAATCCTGATTCACAATACATAGGATGGACTTCTATATGACGACACGCCGTCTGACCTGCGGTTTTGCTGATCGATTTGACACAGCATGCTAGGCTTTAGTCAAGCAGTGGCTCACAAAGCCACAAGGCGAGCCCGACAGGGAAAGCTCGCAAGGTGCTGGCTAGTTGGGATCGCTCTATTCATAGTTAATCTTTGCTTTGTAAAGACTGATTCCGTTGCAGCTAATAAACCAACACACTATAAGCAATATGCATTTATACAGCTTAATCATTCATTTACTGAGTTTTACTGTTTAGATGAGCTTTATCATTATGAGAGTAGGTGGGATCCTAAAGCTAGGAATGGTAGTCACTATGGAATCCCACAGGGTAAGAGTAAATGGCTGAGTACAGTCAATGGCTATAAGCAAGTAGAGTGGGGTATTAAGTACATACATAATCGCTATGGTTCACCATGTAAAGCATTAGATCATTACAAGATTAAAGGATGGCATTGATGGCTATATATGGTCTAACAGTTAGAGGTACTTGCCATTGTGGAAAAAAAGTAAGACCTAGAGGTAGAGCCACAAGTGGTCAACAGATATTTGATACAAAGTGTTGGTCTTGTAGGTGTGAGTATAGAAAACACAAAAAAACATACTGTGAATTATGTGGGTTTGTAGCTGTAGTACAGGCTCAATTAGATGTAGACCATATAGATGGTAATAGAGATAACAATGATATATCGAACCTACAAACATTGTGCGCTAATTGCCATAGATTAAAAACACACAAGAACGCAGATCATTTACGCAAATGAGTGAACGATCGTTACAAAGCGGTAAATGGAAAAAACTACGCATACAGATATTAGATCGTGATGGTTGGCAGTGTGCCATATGTGGTGGACCAGCAGATACAGTGGATCACATTTATCCAAGAGTTAAAGGTGGGGATATGTGGGCATTAGATAACCTACAGAGCTTGTGTAAAAAGGACAATAGCCGTAAAGGTGGTCGTTTTTTTAGCCAGAATGCGAC